GTATTTTCTGTTGTCAGTTCCCGAATGTTGCAGAAGCAATGGGATGGGAAAGAGGTGATGAGTGTCCAGAGTGTGGTGATCAATCAATGATTACACTGGAATAAATATTTCTACATTTGTTAAAATTTATGGCCGTATATCCCGTTATTCATAAAGAGACTGGTGAACAAAAAGAAGTAAAGATGAGTGTTCACGATTGGGACCAATGGAGAAAAGATAATCCAAATTGGGAAAGAGATTGGTCAGACCCATCAACATTTCCCAATTTTGGAGAGGTGGGTGAGGTTTATGATAAACTTCGCAAATCTCATCCAGGTTGGAATGATGTCTTGCGTAAAGCATCAAAAGCACCTGGTTCTAAAGTTCGTCCTGTTTAATCTTTTCTCAAATATATGCCTGCAAAAAGAAAGACACCAACCCGCGTAGTTCCATTTGGAATGAGTAACAAATCTATGAAAAGAAAGAAACCAATCAATTCTGATTTGATGAAAACGATTGATCCTCTTACAGAGAATCAACAAGAACTTTTCAGATGTTATAAGAACGATCAAAACATTGTTGCCTATGGTGCAGCAGGTACAGGAAAGACCTTCATCACCCTCTACAATGCCCTGAGAGACGTGATGGATATGAAGAGTCCATATGAGAAGATCTACATTGTTAGGTCTCTTGTAGCTACCAGAGAGATTGGATTCTTACCTGGAGATCACGAAGATAAATCTTCACTTTATCAAATTCCATATAAGAATATGGTAAAGTATATGTTTGAGTTACCAACAGAAGCAGACTTTGAAATGCTTTACGGTAATCTTAAGACACAAGGAACAATTAGTTTTTGGTCTACAAGTTTTATTCGTGGAACTACTCTTGATAATGCGATTATTATTGTTGATGAATTTCAGAACTTGAACTTTCACGAACTTGATAGTATAATCACAAGAGTTGGAGAAAATTCAAAGATTATGTTCTGTGGTGATGCTACTCAATCTGATTTGGTAAAAACAAATGAGAAGAATGGTATCATTGACTTTATGAGAATTCTTCGTATGATGCCTTCTGTTGATTGCATTGAATTTGGTGTAGATGATATTGTACGATCTGGTCTTTGTAAGGAATATCTAATTGCAAAATCTGATTTGAATCTATGAATTTTACTCATCATAATTATCTGGGTGATATTGAACTTAACAAAAAAGAAACGAATGGCATCCGACTCTATCATCTTCCAAATGGAGAGTGGGTGCCTTCTATTACTTCAGTAACTTCTTTTTATAATCGGCAGATTTTTGTTGATTGGCGTAAGAGAGTTGGTATTGAAGAAGCAAATCGTATTACAAAAAAAGCAACTGCAAGAGGAACTGATTTTCACGAAGTTGCACAGGACTATCTGCTAAACAAAGAACTTGATTGGAATAATTATCTTCCAGCATCTAAGTTTATGTTTCATCATTTGAAACCAGAATTGGATAAGATAAATAATATTCATGCAATTGAACGAACACTCTACTCAGAATACTTTGGGTTGGCAGGTAGAGTTGACTGTATTGCAGAATATGAAGGAGAACTGGCAGTCATAGACTTTAAAACATCTGAAAAGATCAAACCTGAAAAATGGATTGAGAACTATTTTGTTCAGGAGATGTTTTATGCTTCTGCATACTATGAAATGACTGGAATCCCGATTAAAAAATTGATTACTCTAATGGTCACTCCTGGTGGTGAGACTAAAGTATTTGACAAAAGGAATAAAGGGGATTATATTAAGTTATTAGTTCAATATATTAAAGAATTTGTACATCACAATACTGGGACAAAGAATGGGGAATGAACTAGAAAAAGAATTAGAAAAAAAGTTTTTCTGTCCATCCAAATTCGCACAAGAGATTGAGCATCTTGTTCAAGATAATGCTGAAATGACATATATTGATGCTATCATTCACTTTTGTGAACAGAATAGTGTTGATTTGGAATCAGTTCCGAAACTAATTTCTAAACCACTGAAAGAAAAATTGAAGTATGAAGCAATGGAGTTAAACTTTTTGAAGAGGAGCTCTAGAGCGAAACTACCACTTTGAAGAATGATGCCTGTTGATGCTTATCGTTGTTATTTGTCATTAAAAAATCACTTTACAAAAGAGAAATACGACTATCACAAATATTGTGGTAAGAGTCGTGCATCTGTGCAAGCTTTCTACAAACGTAAAGATCGTTTTTGGTTTGAGAAACTTGCAAGAAATAAAGACGACAAAGAAGTTATAGATTTTTTTGTATCTAATTTTATTTCTTGTACTGATCCAAGTAAACTTTGGATTGGTGAATTGATGAAAGAAGGAGAGGAACGATATACTCATTGGAAAAAAAGAAATCAATCTCTCACTTATGTGTTCAAAGATGAAGTAGAAAAGTTATTTGAAAATCAAAAAGTGAATGATATTTTTGATTGCTCAAAAGGACATCCAATCATCTTAAAGAGATATTTGAGTGGTGATATTTCACTTGAAACAATGGTAATCTGTGATAAAATATTTCAATATTCAAATAACTTTGATAAAAAACTTCAAGATCCTGTGTGGGAAACCGTCAGTATGAAAATTAAAAAATATTCTCCTTTCCTACATATAGATGTATTTCGTTATAAAAAAGTTCTGAAAGAAATTGTTTTAGGAGAAAGATGAGTTTCTTTGATTCTGATGTTGTCCGTGCAGAGATGACAGAAATTAGTGAGTTGCAAGAAGATGTTTATCAAAATGTCTTTAAGTTTTCGTCAATGAATAAAGAAGAGAAAATGTTTCACGTTAATCTTCTTGAGAGATTATTGGAAAAGCAAAAAGTTCTCTATACAAGGTTGAGTTTGTCTGATGATCCTGAAGCAAAAATTATGAAAGAACGCATTATTGAATCTGCTTCAATGATGGGTCTCTCTAAAGATATTGATATGAATATTGTATTCAATAATATGAGCAAGATGCTTGAGTTGATGAAGGAACAGATTGACAAAACTGGTTCTGACTGATAGAATAACGAAGTACAACAAGCCAAATCCGTACAAATACGAGGTAATCCGAATGTCTTTCGCAAATCTTAAAAAGCAATCTTCTCTTGGTTCTCTCACTTCTAAATTGGTGAAGGAAGTTGAGAAGATGAACAATACTTCTAGTGGTGCTGATGAGCGTCTCTGGAAACCAGAAATGGACAAGACTGGTAATGGTTTTGCAGTTATCCGTTTCCTGCCCGCACCTGAAGGTGAAGATCTTCCCTGGGCAAAGATGTACTCACATGCCTTCCAAGGTCCTGGTGGTTGGTATATTGAGAACTCTCTGACCACTATTGGTCAGAAAGATCCTCTGGGAGAGTATAACCGTGAACTGTGGAATAGCGGTAGCGATGCTGACAAGGATACTGTTCGTAAGCAGAAGCGTAAACTGTCTTACTACAGTAACATCTATGTGGTGAAGGATGCCGCAAACCCTCACAACGAAGGTAAAGTCTTCCTATTTAAGTATGGTAAGAAAATCTTTGATAAGATTATGGAAGCTATGCAACCTGAATTTGAAGATGAAACTCCTATCAATCCTTTTGACTTCTGGGCTGGTGCAAACTTCAAACTGAAGATTGTGAAGAAGGATGGTTATTGGAATTATGATAAGTCTGAGTTTGATCGCACTAGTGCTCTTCTAGACGATGATGATGCAATGGAAGCAATTTGGAAGAAAGAGTATTCTCTGACTGCACTGACTGCTCCTGATCAGTTCAAAACTTATGAACAACTAGAAACTCGTTTGAAGATGGTTCTGGGTCAAAAATCTTCGCGTCCTCGCTATGATGAAGAAACTGATAATGAAGATAATGATCGTGGTTCTTATACTCCCAATTTCTCTTCAAATGATTCAGAACTAGATTTTAACTCGCCTGATATCACAGCAAAGTCATCTAATTCTGAAGATGAAGATGATGCTCTCAGTTATTTCCAACGACTTGCTGAGGAATGATCTATTCGTAGATCTTAATCTTATTTCCTTTCTTCAAGGTTCTGCTCTCAAATTGAGTGGAACCTTTTTTGTATGGCATAATAGTTTCAAGATCATTGAAGATGATATTTAAATAACGAGGTTTGAGAACAAAGATATTTCTTTTGTCTTCTTGAAGTTGAGTTTCATATTCAAGATTAGTTACAGGAACCGCAATATTTGTTGTTGTAACTTCTGTTCCCAACCCATCATCATAAAATGAAATAGTATAATTGTTTGGTATTTTAATTCCCTTTTGAAATATAAGAGCACCTGCACTGGTCTTAACTTCTTTTGATTCGTAATGATGAACTGCATTGATTGTTTCAATGTTTAGATATTTTTCATAAAGATAATTTTCAAAATTTTGTTGACTTAAAGGCCATTCATCTTGAACATTAATAATATTATTTGCAAGAAGAACTATCCAATCAAGAGTTGAATCATCGTAAATCTTATATGCGACACTATCAGGCCTTTCATCTCCAATGATGGAATACTTTGTAAAGAAAGAAATCTCACCAAAGATATCTTCACGAATCTTTCCTCTTTTGAAAAGATTTTTAACTTGAGTGTAGTCAGTGGAGTTTGATCCTTTCTGTCTACTAGTGTAATTAAAATCTGGAACGAATCTGAAATAAGGTTTTGGCATTTTAGTATCCCATTGTTGGATCGTCTAGTGAATCACTATGATCATCACGATAGATGGGTTCAAGTTCATCGAATTGCATATCAACAGTATAAGAAGTCATTGAACCATCTGCTTTTCCTTCTCCATCATGATATGTCATATAAGTTCCATCAGGAGTATAGTTCACATTAAAATTTGTTAATGCACAAGGTTTTATTTTATTTAAGAAGGGATGAATATTAGTTTCAGTTCCTCTAAAAATATAATCTAAGAAAAATACATTCGGTGTTTTTAAAAACACATGATTATCATTCTTTTGGACTGCCATTTCTCTCTTAAAGAATTTTATAATTCTCCTTATTTCTTTTGCTTCTTTATTATCTCTTGGTGTAAATCTGTATGAGTATTTAAATGATCTGAGTTGTGGACCCTTGAATAATAATTCTAAGTTTGGATTAACAACCATACCTGTTGTTCTACCTAAAATATTTGCTCCAACTGCTCGTCCTGCAAAATATGCAGAAATGTATTGTTGAAGTTCTGGAGTATTTGCCAAATTTTTAACTGCTGCTCCCAGTTGATTGCCTGCATTTTGTAATGCTTTACCAAAATCGAAGTTTGCTGATCCAAACTGATTAATAATATTATATGCTGCGGCACCAAAGGAAGCTTGAATGGGATTTAATTCATCGGAACCCCAACTAACAGAATTAGATTCACTAATACCTGGATACATCGGCAAAATAACAGATGTTCCTTTATCAGTTATTCTGGTTTTAACTGATTGTATAGCAAGGTTTGTTCCTTCTTGCAGTCCTCCACTCAAACCAGGAACATATTTTGCAACTTGAATTTTTAAAAAATCATAATTATTGTTTTTAGTATCATAATTCAATGGATATCTTAAAATAGATGGAGTAGTTGTTATTTTTACTTTTGTTGTTTCTTGTGAGATTTCTAAATTAAAATTTGGTAGAGGATCTGGTTTTGGTGCTACTGGATTTTGTATTGGATCGCCACTAGAAGAAACTGTTTTTCCACTAACAGGATCAATAACTTTCGGAACTCCTAGAGATTGTGCAAATAATCTTCTATTATCCTCACTTGCATTTGAGTTTATATCTGAAGCTCTGTCATTATTCAGAATTGGCACCAATTCTTTTTGAAATATTTCATTAAATTCATTTTGAGATAGATTGGTATTATTTGCCACATTGTATTGGTTTTTAAGATATTCTCCTCCAATATTTGAAGTCCAGTCACTATATTTTTCTCCAGTACTTGGTGGTGACTTGGCAGCATCTATTCCTAAAATTGATACAACAGTTTCTGCTGTTGTTACATTAGTTGATATTGTTAGTGGTATGCCCTTCCACAATCTTGTCTTTTCTGCCATTAGACACAGGTTTTTATCTATTTATTCTGAATTTCTGAAAAGGAATATCTCTTGCATCAGAAAGTTCAAGTGGATATATGATATGCAAATTGCCAACGATGCCCATCCAGTTATAATTTCTTTCTGTCCCCCAGTGAAAATTTAAACCACGAAATCCCCAACGATATATGCCAGTCACTGCAACAAGTGGATGCTCATCATATTTAATGTTTGGAGTATCTGGTCTATAAACAAAAGTATAATATCTTCCGACATCAGGAACAACATCAGTTTTTTTAAAAATGTCAAGAACCTCTGTCATCATATCATCAACATCACCCATTGCGATGATATCATCTCTTGTTTTTTTAATTCTGTTGACTTGACTTGCTAAGTATTCTTCTTGTTCCATGACTTGATTCCAAGTTCCTCTTCTGTTATGATCTTGAATTCAAGCATTCTGTCTTTACAGAACTCATCAGCAGCTTTCCATTTAGCCTTATTTACCTCAAAAGTTGTGCATTCATAAATGTATGATTTGGTAACTCTAGATCTTTTTATAGGAGGTTGAGTTTGCTTTTTTGGTTTAACCTCAATTACATAATTTTTGACAGAACCATTTGATTCTTTAACTTTAATAATAAAGTCTGGGAAATATTTGTGAATTCTTTTATCAACAGGAGATATGTACGGAATGTAGAATTCTTCACTTCCCCACTCAAGGATGTTTTCATTCAGATCACACCACCGACAAAACTTTCTTTCCCAACTACTTCTACAAATTATATTATTTGGATTACCTTTATATTTTCTAGGATTCTCTGGTTTATATTTACTCTTAATACTTTCTCCCATTATCTATGATACATAGTAATATAATCAAGTTCTATTTATAAATGGCTGGTCCGCAACCAAATACAATTAAAACTGGATTATTAAAAAGTAAGATTTTAAATCTTGCTCAAACTTCAGTATATCTTGTAAAGGTTCAACCACCTGATCAGGTACAAGGTTTTTTGCGTGAAGCAGGAAGAAATCTAGATTATCTTTCAGAAGGAGCAGATTTAGAACTTCTTTGCACTGATGCTGTTCTTCCTGGAAATAGTCTTGCAACACATGATGTTACAAGTGATTATCATGGTGTTACTGAGAAGATGGCATATCGTAGAATTTATGATGAGAGTTTAGATTTAACTTTTTATGTTGATTCTGGTTATAAAATAATTGAATTTTTTGATGGATGGATTGATTATATCACTGGTATTGGAAGAAATATTTCAAGAGAAGATACTAAAAATCCTTATATAAATTATAGGATGCAATTCCCAAATACTTATAAGAAAAATATTTTCTTAACTAAATTTGAAAAAGAAAGAAATCGTGCTTTATACTATACTTTCATACAAGCTTTCCCTACAAATATTGTTTCGATGCCAGTTTCATATGAGGCAAGCAATATCTTAAAATGTACGGTTTCATTTTCATATATTAGATATGTTAGAGAAAGAGTTCAGGAAGGATTTTTAGCAGAATCACCAAAGAATCCAAATGCTCCAGGAAATCCAGATGTTCCTGTTACACAACCACAAAGATTTTCTAGGTTTGGAAATACTGCTGGTCCCAATACTGTTTTCACTGAAAGAGACACTGCGACTGGAGCACGATTAGATGGTGGATCAGATCCACAACCAATCACTGAAAGACAAGCCCTGGGATTAGATCCTAGATAATTTACTCTAAATAATCACACTGAAACTTCTATAGGTCATTATGCCTTTACCAACCATTGCAACACCAACCTATGAACTTGAGTTGCCCTCTACAGAACAAATAGTTAAGTACAGACCTTTTCTTGTTAAAGAAGAAAAACTTTTAGTTCTTGCATTAGAAAGTGAAAGTAACAAGGAAATTTCTAATGCTATTAAAGCAGTATTAAAAAATTGTATTCAAACAAAAGGTATTAAGATAGAAACTCTTCCAACCTTTGACATTGAATATCTCTTCTTAAATATTCGTGGTAAATCTATTGGAGAAGAGATTGAAGTTAATCTTATTGCTCCTGATGATGGTGCAACTTCTGTCCCAGTCAAAATTAATATTGATGATATTAAGGTTCAAAAGAGAGAAGGACATACAAAACAAATTAAACTTGATGACAATTTGATGATGGAGATGAAGTATCCATCATTGGAGCAATTTATCAAAAGTAATTTTGATATGTCTGATGAGGTAAATATGGACAAGTCTTTTGAACTTGTAGCTATGTGTATTGATAAAATTTATAATGAAGATGAAGTTTGGTCTGCTGCTGATTGTACGAAGAAAGAAATTGTAGATTTTCTTGAGCAAATGAATACAGTTCAGTTCAAACAAATTGAGAAGTTTTTTGAAACAATGCCGAAACTTTCTCACGAAATTACCTTTATAAATCCAAAAACAAAAGTAGAGAGCACTGTAGTTCTGGAGGGCCTCTCAAGTTTTTTCGCTTAGGAATGGTACATATGGATCTTGAAAATTATTTTAAGATTAATTTTGCTTTGATGCAGTACCATAAATATTCATTAACAGAGATTGAAAATATGATGCCTTGGGAAAGGGACATCTATATTGCGTTACTACAACAACATCTGGAAGATGAAAAACTAAAGCAACAGCAATCGAATGGCATCTAAGGTAGAGAGATTAAGAAAAGCCTATGAATTTAAAATCGGCAAAGATCTTGCTGATAAACTTTCAGATGCACAAATTTATCTTCTTTCAAAATATTATAATTCTTTAAGTGAATCAGAGCAAAGTGATATTGATAATAAGTTTGCCAAAGGAATGTCAAATGACCTTCTTGATATGGCAAATGGAATGGCAGAAGAGAAGAAAGAATCGCCTCCTCCAGAACCACCACCATCACCAGAACCACCACCTTCTCCTCCACCATCTTCTTCAGCATTAGTTCCAGTTGGACCTCAAAAAACAGATTTAGTTGGTGAGGAAATTGATTCAAGAATATTATCTATTCTTGGATTAGAAGATGCATTTGACTTTACTTATGAAGAATATCTAACTCTTCTAAAAGAAAAAATGATTGCTGCAAGAATGGTGCAGCAAGAGATGCCTACAGAAAGTGTAGAATTAATTACAAATGAATATAAGAGAGTTAAGGGTAAAACAGGAAAATTCAAAATTAAAGCAAAGAAAATTGATATCAATAAAGTAGTTGATAAAAAAGCATCTCCTGGAAAAGTTCAATTAGATCCAAAAAAACTTTTACCTCCTGCAATAGAAGATAAGGAGCAGGAAGACAAACAAGATAAAAATCAAGATATTTTACAAGAAATCTTAGATTTCTTAAAAGGAGATTTATTAGATTCTTTAAAGTCAATTAACTCTGTTGTTGAAGATATTCTTACTACTCTCAAAGAACAAAGAGCAATTGATGCAAAGAAGGCAGAACAAGAAAGAAAATCGGCAGAGATTGAAAAAAAGAAAAAAAGAGAAGCAACTTTAGAAGGTGGGGAAGACAAGAAAACAAGTGATGTAGTTTCTAAAGTTGCAAAACCATTTACAAATTTCTTTGATACGATCAAGAATTTCTTTATGAATATCTTGCTTGGATCTGCTATCAATTTTTTATTGTCTGTCATTAAAGACCCAAGTATTATTTTGACCCCACTCAAGAACTTTGCCAATATGATTATTGGATTCTTGAATAGTATCATTAGTTTCCTGTGGAATATGGTAATGTCACCAATCAATTTTGTAGTCGATCAAATCAATGGTGGAATAAAAGGATTAATAGATCAAGTAAATAAGGCAATATCTTTAATACCGGGAGCAAAACCAATCACTGCTCCACAAATACCAAAAGTTCCTGATGCTCCACAAATACCAACAATTCCAGTTCAACAACAAGAAGGTGGTGGAGAAACAATTAATATTGGTGATATATCATTAATGAGTGGTGGTGGAGTTGATAATAATACTGGAGTTAAGATATCTGGATTTGGAAAAGATACTCAGTTAACTGCACTATCTACAGGTGAAGTTGTATTCAGTAATCCTGCTGCAGACTTTTGGGGAAGAGATAATCTTCTTGCAATGAATGCAATGGGTGGTGGAACCAATAAACCTAAGTTTGGAGCACTGAATGGTATTCAAGCAATGCAAGGTGGTGGTGTTGCTGGAGCTCCAGCAGGAGCTCCTGCTGGAGGAGGTAAAATCATTTTTGGTGCAGGACATGCAGCAAAAAATAAAGGAAGTAATGTTGGAACTGATAATTTGCCCGTTCAAGGGACACAAGATCCAACAACAAAGGTGCCAGAGTCAGTGGCAATGATGCATTTGATTGAATCGATGCAAAAAATAGTTTCATCAAATCCGCAATTATATTCTAATATTGGATTTCATAATATTACAGAAACTAAAGGTCCTCGTGGAATGAGCGCATCAACAAAAAGAATAGAGGGTCGAGGCGATCAATATATAGAATTTCATTTGGATCAGTGGGGTGGGGGTGGAAGATCTGGGGTAATATCCAGAAATAGAACACCTATTGATAATGCTCTTGGGTCTGTGTTTGGAGTTTTCCCAGAGAATTTTAAACAGGGAGATCTTGCAGTTGCGGAGGCAGGTGGAACTATTTTAGAACTTGCTGCAATTGATGATCCAAAAATTCGTTCGTTTTTAAATGAAGCAAAGCGAAATTAATATGGTCCAGCAACTGAATCACTGGCACTTAAAATATTAAATGCAGTTGTTGGAAAGAGTGTTCCGAAGACAAAACCACCAGGACCACCATCTGCTTCCAGACAAAAGATTGTAATGGCACCACTTCCTGTTGGTGGTGGCCAACAAGCACCGACAAGTGCTGCATCTCCAAGTCAACCAGAAGTTCCTGGATTTTCTGCTGAAGATCCAATGAATATGAGTACTTTGGTTGTTAAATCAATTTACAATATGGTAGGATAGAACTATGGTATTACCACTTCTTGCCACTGCTGGAAGACAATTTTTGATGTCATCTGCAAAGAATTTTGCAAAGTCATCTGCAAAGAAAGCAATAAAAAATAAAATTAAACCAAAGAAAAAGAAAATAAAATCTGAAAAGTTTTTTGGCAAAGATGAAAAAGGTGGAGCATTAGTTAAAACTGAAAAGCAAAAATCAAACTTTCAATCTTCTGGAGCATTAGTTAAGTATCAATCTCCTACACTTAAAGCAGATAAACTTTTGGATTTAAAACCAGAAGAAAAGAAAGGATCGATTGGTGAAGAACTTCAAAGTGTCATTGATGAAGTTAAAAAACTTAGAAGTGGTTTAGTTCAGATCAAAGGATTACTTGATGAAAGAAAAAATTCAGAACTAAAATCTCTTGTTGAAAGTAAAAAGCAAATTCAAATTGATAAGAAAAAAAGAAGAGAAAGTGAATTAGAAAGTAAAAAACCACAGAAAAAAGAAGGTGGAATTAGTTTACCTAAACCAAAATTTAGTTTCTTTGATTCTATCACTAATTTCTTTACATCAATATTAATTGGAAGTTTATTAAACTTTTTACTTGCAAATAAAGATAAAATCTTTAAAGCATTTGATGATATTTCAAAAGGATTTACAAATATTTTTGATGTGATGAGATTTTCAATTATCTCATTAACAACTGCAATGCCTGGATTGGTGAAAACACTTGCAAAACTTGGTAAAACAATTTTTAAAGGACCAGCAAAATTAACAGCTAATCTCTTAAAAAAACTTGGCGGAAGCATTAAAAATTTATTAGTTAATGTTGGAAAATCTCTCAGTGGATTTGTATCAAATACATTTAAAAATTTAACTGGTGCAGGAGCATCAGGTGCAACAAGAGCAACTGGAGTTCAGCAAAGAAGATTTAAAGGAAAGGGTGCAAAACCAAAACTCAGACAACTTCCAAAACCAGGAACGCCAAAACCAACCTCTGCAACAACAATTAAAAATGCTAAGAAGTTATTTACTAAAGGTGGACTGAAGCATTTTAAGAGAGTTTCATCAGTATTCAAAAGAGTTCCATTTGTTGGTGCTTTGATTGGTATTGGTATTGATTTAGCAATGGGCGAGAGATTAGATAATGCTATTGCCGGTGCTGCTGGAGCATCTCTTGGTGCAGCAATCGGTGGTGCGATTGGAACAGCAGCTATTCCAATACCTTTTGTGGGAACATTTTTGGGAGGAACAATAGGTGCTGCTGTTGGTGATTGGGCAGGTAAAGAAATTTATAAAAATTTGAGTGGACAAATAACTCAGATTAATCCACCAGTAACAGAGGAAAAACCTGATACCTCATCTACATCATCTCCATATAGTGGATTTAATCAACCACTGCCAGGAGCTCCTGGAACAACTGGATTTGTTCCAGAGGGAGCAAATGCTGATTGGTGGTCATTGGTGGCAATATCATCTCTTGAAAGTAGCAATCAACAAGGAAGAGCAGATGTTGCCCAGTCGATTTATAACAGAGTTGCATCTGGAAAAAATTTCGGACAAACTGCAAATACAGTCAAAGGTCATATATTAGCTTCTGGACAATATCAACCAGTAAGAGAAGGTGATTCTAGATTGTTTGCATCGATATCAGATAAAGAAAGTGCTATAGCAGCGGTGCTGTCTCATCCAAATGTGAGTAGTAGAACTGTAGCAGAAAAAATAATTAATGATACTGCAAGGGCATTAGAGAATCCAACTCTGATAAAAAATGCTGCTGATTGGGTAGGGGGAAGAACAGATTTTGCTGTTCCTAGTGCAGCTAACAAATATCCTGGAGGCCTTGGATATAAAACCAGACACGGACATTTATTTGGGTGGTATGTCGGTCCAGGATCTATTCAATATGGAAGATCAAATCCAGGTCCTGCAGGAAAACCAAACTTTCCTGGTATTTCTACTGGACAAGCACCACCAGCACCAGAACTTCCTTCAGCAATACCATTGACTGCTCTGATAAAACAATCTCAACTACCTCCATTACCACCAACAAATACTATACCAGGAAAACAACATTATGGTGCTCATAGATCAGGTGGAAGAAAGCACGCTGGGGTTGACTTTGATATTAGTGGAGATGAAAAATTTTACTCAAGAATTGGTGGAGTAGTTACTAAAGTTGCAAATGATCCTGGAGGATATGGAAAATATGTTGATATCTATAATGAAACATTAAAAAGAACTGAAAGGATTGCGGAAGGTGCAAGAGTATTGGTTAAAAAAGGAGATGTTATAAGACCAGGGCAAGCCGTTGTTCAAGGAGAAAGTGAAACTGGAGTCATACATTATGAAATCAGAAAGGGTGGTGGATATGGATTTTCTGGAACCGAAGACCCGACAAAGTTTTTAGCATCATTGGATCAAAAAGGTGGAGTTTCTGCTACTACACAATCGCTTAGACAACAAGCATCTTATGATCAGAAAGGAGGAACTGTTGTTGTTCCTGCACCAGTAATAGGTGGTGGAGAAGGACCAATGATAATGGGAGGAAATCGAGGAACTGTACTACCAATAGGAATTATGCAAAAAGATGTATTAAATAGTTATTATCGAGCCCAACTTATGGGATTCTTATACAAGCAAGGTTAATGGCAGATAATTCAGCAACAAGATCTGGTAACATTACTAGGTTTCAGATCTATCAAGCAAAAAATAATGCTCAGTCAGTTGACATGAGCGCAGGAACTGTTGAGTTATCATACTATGAAAGTGTTTTATCAAATCATATTTCCGCAACAGCCACAATTGTAGAGACTGGATTCCAAGCAAACTCTGAGGGAGTTCCGATTAATGCTCCTGGAGTAATTGATGGATTGCCAATTCGTGGTGGAGAGCAAACGATTTTAGAGTTTACTGATAATCAACCAGAAGAAAATAAACTTTCTTTTAAAGATGAGACATCTATGTATGTCAACAGAGTTCGTAATATTGATCCTGGAACTCAGAAAGATGTTTATTCAATTGACTTTGCGCCAAGAGAATTCATTGCAAATGAGCAAACAAGGGTTGTAAAAAGATATGATGGACAGATTTCCGATTCTATTTCAAATATTTTAATAAACACTTTAAATGTTGATTCTGATAGAGTCGAAGTCGATCAAACTGAAAGAAAGTATAACTTTATTGGTAATGATCGTAAACCATTTTATGTTTGTACATGGTTAGCATCAAAATCAATTCCAAAAGTTGATGAAACAAAAAGTATTGGTGCATCTGCTGGATATTTCTTTTATCAAACTGCAGACGGATTTAAGTTTAAAGCATTAGATAATTTACTTGATCAAAAAAGAGGATATAAGAAATATACATTTACTAATACTGCAGATCTTCCTGAAGGATACAATGGAAAGATCCTTTCATATAATATTGAGAGAGATATTGACTTACAACAGAATTTAACTCTTGGAACTTATTCAAATACAAGTCTTTTCTTTGATTTTTATGCGATGAAATATCAAAGAAAGAACTATAATATTGATGAGCAAGAAGATGGAATTAAAATTGCTGCAACTGATATTCGTTATGTTTCTGATGAATTTAGAACTGCACCATCACGATTAATGAATCATGTATTAGATGTTGGAACACTCCCTTCTGGAAAATCAACTGAAGAACAATTGAAAGAATGGAAGAACGACCCATCAAACCCCACATTTGATGCGAAGAATACAATGGTTCAATCCATCATGAGATATAATCAATTGTTCACTATTAAAACAAATATTGTAATAGCAGGTGACTTTAGTTTAAGAGCTGGTGACTTGATTTATTGTGAATTTCCTAAGTTAGAAGGAAATAATGTAAGTGAAACCAATCCTCAAAGTGGTGGCATATATATGATAGCAAGTCTTTGTCATCGAATCACATCAAGAGATACTTTTACAAGTCTATCACTGGTTAGAGATTCATTCGGCAGAACCCCATTTAAGTAAAATATGGAAAACATCGAACAGCACATCGAATCAGATAAAAAGGAACTTCAAGATCCTAATATTTCACCTCAACGCCGTCGTCATATTCAATCTGAGTTAGAAGATCTTGAGCAATATCATGAAAGACATCCAGATGATCATCATGATCCCACATCATTAGAAATTTATTGTGATAGTAATCCAAATGCACCAGAATGTAAAATATACGAAGATTAATGATAGAGCAAGGATTATTTAAAAGACATTTTATGGGAAGAGATGGATTTATCTGGTGGATAGGCCAGGTAGTCAGTGATAAAGAGTGGGTTGCTAACATTTCTGGAAATCCGACTGACACTAATGAATCACATCTTGGATTTGACTATCGATATAAAGTTCGTATTATAGGATACCACACTGCAATAAAATCTGATTTAACAGACAATGATCTTCCTTGGGCATCTGTGATGCTCCCAGTGACTGCTGGTGGCGGTGGTGGTAATGTAAGTCAAACACCGTTAATTAAACAAGGAAATTTTGTTTATGGATTCTTTCTTGATGGTGAGGATGCTCAACAACCTATTATCATGGGAATCATTGGATACAATCAATATACGCCCATTCTTGGAAATTCTCCTGAAGATATAGGGTTTAAACCTTTCACTGGATATAATAATAGTGATCCTATTGCGACTTATGGAATTAAATCTGTTCCAAATGCTGGAGAAATAGCACCAACTGCTGATGGTAATGTATCATCTAGCACCTCAAAAGTTACGAACGATACTCTTGATCAAAGTGTTGTTGGTCAAAGTGGAAATATAAAATCTATAGATAAGGTCCTTAAGGGGAAAAGTAAGAAAACAAAAACTCCTTTACCAAAAACAACAGAGTGTGATAAATTTCAACCAGGAGTTATTCAATTAAAAATACAAGAATTAATTCAGTCAATAGAAAGTGCAAAAAAATCTGTATATTCTTGGAGAGAAAATTTTACATCTAAGTTAATTAATGAGGAAGGCCAACAATATAGTTTAGAAGAGTATATTATATACAAAGTTAATAATGTTGCCAGATTTATCTCTGGTGGATTAAAAAATATTATTTCAGACATACAAAAATTCATTACTCGAAAAGTTAATAATGGATTAAAGGATCTGTATTTCATTTTATTTCCCAATGAGCAACAAGAAGCAAAAAAATCAGTTGATACTGCAATGGATTTACTTGCTTGTTTGTTTAAAAGAATAATTCAAAATCTTTTTAATATTGTACTAAATTTTTTGAATTCTATTATTGATAGATTTATCAATGCTCCTCTTTGTGCAATTGAAAACTTTATTGCAGCTCTTCTTGGAAAATTAACAGGTTTAATTTCAAGTGCTGTTGATGCAATTTTAAGACCATTAAACGCAATCTTTGGTGTCATTGATTTGTTTGGTGGTGTTGCTGATTTTATCGTTGATATACTTTCATTTTTGAAATGTGAAATAAAACCATCTTGTCCAAAACTTGATTCTTGGAGCTTAGATTCTAATATTATTCCACCATTAACTATTGATATTGATTCTTTCATTAGTAAAATTGAAGACTTTGCAAGTGGAATCACTCAAAGTATTGATCCTGATAATTTTAATTTTGATTTAGATTTTAGTGATATTTTTGAGGATACTTGTAATGTTGGTCCAATTTTTTGTGGTCCTCCAAATGTTGTTTTCCTTGGTGGTGGAGGAAGTGGAGCATCTGGAAATGCAGTTGTGAATTCTCTTGGAGAAATTGTTGGAATTGATATTATAAATTCTGGAAGTGGTTATTCTACAAATCCATTAGTTATACTTGAAGATGCATGTGGAAATGGAAGTGGTGCTATTGTAAGAACTGTTATTGGATCTGTTTCTCCTGCAAGTGATGGAATAGGCTATGTTTCTGATCCTGATGGCAATGAAACGGGTGTGACTGTTATTGGATCTGTTTCTCCTGCAAGTGATGGAATAGGCTATGTTTCTGATCCTGATGGCAATGAAACGGGTGTGATTGGTGTTGTGATTGAGGAACCTGGATTTGGATATCTTCCTACAAATGATGGAAGTCAAGGTGGAGATCGTAGAACTTGGAGCACTCCAGAACAAACAGTGGTGCAAAGAGAAAATGGAACATATGACATTCCATATAATCCTGGAGATGTAATCGATCTTTTCCCTGGAGATACCGTAAGAACACCTCCAGGATCCAATGTTGCTGATAATATTCCTGGCGGAACTTATACAACAGTTAATAGTTCAATAACAATTACAGCTCCAGCATATAATAAAGACTCTCTTTATAAATCTGGAACGGCAGGAAATTATCCATATGATGGAAACGGAAGATATCCAGTAATTACTTACTTGTGTGATGTTAAAATTGCTGATTCTGGATTTGGATATCAGGAGGGAGATCAAATTATTATTGAACCAAATTATGGTGCAAAATTAGAACCAGTGATCGGAGAATTTGGAAAAATTACAAAGGTAAATATTATTTCTTCTGGAGAAGGATTTAAAGAATTTCCATTGATCTATATTGAAAGTTCTACAGGATCAAATGCAAAGATTCTTCCAAGATTCTGTATAGATAGGGTTGGAGAATCTGAACTTAAAGAACCTGGAATTCTTGATAAAGTTGTGACCGTTGTAGATTGTGTAGGTAAAAATTAATGGCAGAACCAATTAACTATGATCAGTATCGTTTAGGGACAAAGGACGGAGAAATTCGCTTTGGAACTATACATGAAGATGGCATAATTGCTGGAGTAGAAATTACTTCTGGTGAATCAGCAGAAAATGGTATTCCCCATTATATTGTAATGGATAAAACTGGGGATTCTAAAACAGGAAGAAAAGGATCCACCACGATTGAGTGCCCTGGCACTTTTAATGTTAAAGCTGGATATACTTGTGATTCAAGTCAATCAATTCCTGGAGTTTTTATTGATGCTGTGAGTGGTGATTTGATTTTATCTGCTCAAAGTGGTAGAATTAGAATTATTGCTGAAAATATTGAATTAATTACAACAGGAACTGGAGGAGAAAATGGAAACATTTCTCTTCATGCAAATGAAAAAATAATTATTGTCGGTAAGCAAGGAGTTACAGTTAAATCAGAAACATCATGTAGAATGTTTTCTGAAAATACTGTGGAAGTAGTTGGAAATAGTATATTAAATTTGTATGGAGGATTATTTGATTGTGCTGATGGAGCAACAAAAACCAAAGGATCTAAAGGCGGTTCAACAAACGAGGAGAGAAATAGACAATGAAAGTACCTGATTTATTTGTAGGAAAAAGATTTTTCTGCGGAAATGGGAAACCAGAAATTTTAGGGAGAGGAGAAACTGAAGTTCGTGGTTCTGGATATCTTGAAGGACCCTTGATTGCTGGTGATCCAAAACAATTTGAAGAACCAAATATCAATGAACTCGGCACAGTAATGTGTGGAGAAACAAAGAATGAGGAAATGAAACCAATTCCGTTTTATTCTTTGTTTGTAAGAACATATGCAAGAATAAGAAGTTTTCTTAAAGTAGATACTTTACTTACTGTAAGATTAATCAAGGCAAAGTATATTTACTCTGAAATTTTGATGGCAAGAACAAAGAATTTTGTCATTGATCATCCTCTCAAAAGAAATAAAAGGTTAGTTCATGCGTGTCTTGAAGGGCCTGAAAATGCAGTTTATGTAAGAGGAAGACTCACAAGTCATACTGAAATCATTCTTCCAGACTATTGGGAAGAACTTGTAGATGAGAGAAGCATTACTGTTTCTTTAACTCCCATTGGTGCTCATCAAGATATTATTATTAAGAGAATCGGCCAAAATCGTATTTGGTTACAATCAAAGGGAGGAATGCCAATTGATTGTTTTTACCATGTTTATGGTGAAAGAAAAGATATAAAAAAACTTGTTACGGAGATTGATAAGTAATGGCATTTACATTTAAACACTATGGAACCTTTACAGGACCAAATAGTTTTGATGGTGATTATGATTATGATGCACTTTCAAGAGAAGGATTTTGGTGGAATGATCTACCTATAGATAACACATTTAAAATCAGAGATTTGGGTGTTTTGTTTTTTAATAATCCATCTGACTATCTTGGATTTTATTTGAATGGAGTAAGCACAAGTCTTGTCACAATGACAAGAAATACAAGCAATATCCCAACATTTATTGCACAAATTGATGACACTATCTTCAATGGAAATATTTTTGCAAATGGAGAAGTTGTCGTTAATGGAAGTGTTTGGGCAAATGAGGTTGTTTTTCTGAATGGTATTGGGGATGCAGCATCATATATGCAAACAACAAGGTCAATTGCAATTGCAAATTCAAAAAAATCTTTTGATATTCTACACCCAAACAAAAAGGGATATAGACTTCGACATGTTTGTGTTGAAGGTCCAGAATCTGCAATTTATATCCGTGGAAAACTTTCTGATTCGAATGTTATCCAACTTCCAGAATATTGGAAAGGTTTGATCGATCCAGAAACAATTTCGGTACAATTAACACAAATTGGTCATACTCAAGATCTAATTGTTGAAAAAATTGAGTGGGGACAAAAAATTATTGTAAAATCTGGAAATGGAACAACCATTAATTGTTACTATCAGGTTTGGGCAGATAGACTCGGAGAAAAACTGATACCAGAGTATAAAGGTGAAACACCAAATGATTATCCTGGAAATAACTCAGAATTTTCAGTTTCTGGTTGGGATTATGATAGGAGATAACTATGCAAACCACTTTTGAAAACACGACCTTAGATGCTGTAGGTATTCTAACATTTAGAAAAGAATCTCTTTTAGAATCTAATTCTGCCTCATTACCAACTTCAATTTCAATTGCACAATCAAGACTTGGATTATTTGATACTCCGGCAGCGGAGATTGACAATGTAATTCTCCCAAGCATTACAATTATTAATAATAAAAAACAAGAGATTGTGAACCTGTGCTCTCTTGCATCTACAACCATTGTAGTTCTTGGAGTTACAACAACTTCTTGTCCATTATCTTCCGAAGCAAGTGATGTCTCTTCATTTTATAGTGATATTATAATTGGAGCTGGTGCGACTGCTGGAACAAACATTGGTATTGGGACTAGTGCTGTCATTGGATTTGGAACAGTTTATGCTGACGATTTGAAAGGATATATCTCACCAAATCTTGAAAATGGTGTTTATAGTACAAATAATCCAATAGAAAATACGGCATATTCTTCAATTACTGTTTCAAATGCGGGAGCAGGAAGATCTACAAAATTATTTGAAAATGATTCTGACTCAGCAAATCTTGGAATTGTAGTTGCGATTCAACCCGGTTTTGGAGTAACTTGTGATGGATATGCATCTTCTATTTCAACTTTGATAAGTGAAATTGTATCAATTCGTGCTGGACTTTCTAGTTACATAAATGGAGCGACGATTGTAAAAAATTACAAACATTCTTATCAACTTGGATATTGGTCTTTAAAGAGAGTTGAACAAAAGCATACCGATGATGTCGCTGCAATTGATGCAGTTCTTGGAATCCTTACAGATCCATCTATGATTAGCCCTTGACCCGTCCCTACTGGTCTGCTATACTACATAGGTAATCAAACAAACCTCAATGCAAGACGAGTACCTGACCCGATGCGTCGTGGATCCAATCAAACGAAAAGTTTATATGTACTCCAGTGAGGGGACAGAACGAGAAGT